TGCATAAAAGGAATTACCCCTGTGGTTTTATTACCTTTGCTAGTAGACTGCCCCTGTGAGCGAATATGACCCCAATAACCACCTATTCCGCCCCCCATACTAGATAACCAGATGTTTTCTGTATAATGTTCAGCTAATCCTTCACGGCTGTCGGGTACATAGTTTAAGAAACATGATATGGGTAGCCCTCTGTCAGTACCACCATTAGATAATAATGGTGAAGCAAACATGAACCACAAGTTAGATACATATTTATATAGTCTCTCAGCATGTGCTTTATTGTCTGCAAATGCCATACAAGCCCTAGCAAAAGACTCTTGTGGGCTTAATTCTTCTGGTAACATATACCTATCTTTTAAGATATCCACAGCATTTTTCGGCAGCAGATTATCTTTCGTCATATCAATTTCTAATTTCATAAATTCCCTCTAGTTTCATCACGCGCAAAGTACGCAGTATAACATTATTCATTTCAACAATCAATCACTTTTTGCATGGAAAGACTAAATTACCTTCTAATTTAATATAACCAGAGTCTTCCATGGCTTTTATTGTTTGGTCTAACTCACCTGGATTTGGTATCTTTCGGAGTAACTCACGTTTAAAGGCACGTATGTTTATATGTGTCTTCTTACCAGCTAGTGTGGCATCCAACCACACCCTCATATCGTGAGCAATACGACCTGTTCTTGCCATACCAAAACCTTCTAATGCTTTAGGCATGTTCTGTTCCATATTAAACATAATCTCTTTTGTTATTTCCCAATCGTCTAACATAATTTCTCTAGACCCACGTCTTGAAGCTGATATAGATATAGCTATCTTTAAAAAGTGTGATACTCTTCTTTGACAATACTCTGACAAATGCGGATCAGTAGGTTCTGGTTTTAAATTATAAAAGATATCTTCATTAGCTTTTTCAAAAGCATCTTTATGAAAAGACATAGGCCCATACATTTTAGCAATATGACTTAAGTCATTACGTAAATTATTCATAGTGCTTTCACTAATTACTTTTTGAGTTAAGTCTTGTGGTATTCTTTCGCCTTCATAAAAGATAGGTATAATACGTGATAGTAGTCCTTGTGACCTAGCATCTTCTGGTAAGTTATCTACAAACTGTTCTGGTGTAGCACATGCAATCCAATTCAAACAAGGGCCTTCAATAATATATTCACCAGATGTTTTTGTTTTATGACTGTAGGAATCTTTAGCATCCCACATATCCGTTAAAAACATTTGCAAGTATCTTTCGTTTCTACCCATAAATGTACCAAACTCTGATGTAACCAAAGTTAAAGATGAATCATAAAATTCTGGATTCTCTTCTGTACATAAACGTAAATCCATACGAGTAATCTTAGTCATATCAACCGCAAGTTTCTCTGGAGTAATTCTATCTTGTATAGAGTATAAAGGATGATTACGTAAACCGTACATATCTAAACCAGAATTAAAATTGTGGTCATCTTCTGTAGCACCAACAGGTGAAGTAAGTCTACTAAATACTTTAGAGAAAGGTAATATTAAACTTACAGACTTATTACGTCCAGGTGACGCAATTAGTATAACAAATAGATTAGACCCAATGTTATAGTTAGGCATAGGAAACCAAACTTTCCTACCCAATGCACCTGCGATTGATGAGATAGCTGTCCACTGTGCAAATGGTTTAGGAATGGGGCTATATTTAACTGCATCAACACAAGCCTTTATGTAGTCTGGGTAATTCCTTGCCATACTCTCATGTCCTTCCATGTGTCACCAATCTCTACTGAAGATGGTATAATCATTTTACGTCCATCGACCATCAATGGATTGTGCATTCTTTCTAATACTTTAGGCATTAGTTCATCTACTTTTTCTATAGGACATTGTCCAAGTATTGCATCATGTACTTGACCTAATACTTCTACACCCTCATTAGCTAATTCATTCCACACTCTATACAAACCAAGATTTAATAAATCTCCTATCGTAGATTGTGGTACATAAGCAATCGCTTGTCTCAATGTAGAATTATCAGATAGTCTATCCCAAAACTGTCTACGTCTACCAAGAGGCGTAGATAAAGAACCTTTATCATTTAGTTCTAATCTAATCTTTTGATGCCAATTTTTAATACCAGGAAATGCTCCTTTTATTTTTACCATATTGCCAGGCAACTTATCTGCTTGGTCAATCAATTCCTTGAAGCCCCCCTTACTATCTTGTTTATGCCAACGTTCCAATGATTCTAATGATATCACACCACCAAAATAAAGCAACTGAAATCTTGTAGCTTGAGATACTTTTATTTTTATTTGGCGTGCAAGTGAATGTGCTGTAACTCCATAGTTAGTTCCATGTCCTGCTCGTTTACATATATCACGATAACTATGATGTAAATAATAAGGTTTATCAGCTAATGCTCTATCTTGTTTAGGATCACCAGACCAACCCATGTTGGGCCAAATCATCTTAACAACTTCTGTATGTAAATCTGTACTCTCACAAACATCTATATAGTTTTGGTCGCCTGCCAAATATGCAACCGCTCTAGATTCTGCTTGCTCTAAATCTGCATAAAACATTTTCTGACCTGTGTCTGGTATAAATACAGCACGTAAATCTTTAGTCACATTTTGTAAATTAGTTCCTGTACGCCATGGGCTTTCTGAAGAAGACCAACGACCTGTCTCTGTGCCTGCTACATTGTATGAACAACGTATGCGTCCGTCTTTATCTCTTGTTGAAGCGAGTACAGATAATTGTTTATCTATGTCACGCAGTGCTAGTATAGTATAACAGAATGGTTTAGCTCTTGGATATGTTTCTGATAATTGTTCCAACGCCGCTCTATCGGTTGATATCTTTTGTTTACCTGCCTTGTAAGATACAACAGGTGGTAAGTTTAATTCTTCATATAATAATTTTTTAAGTTGGACAGGACTGTTATGATTTAAATCTTTGCCCCATACTGCACGAGCAAACAAGTGTAACATTCTTTCTAGTTTTAATCTGTTTTGTTTGAGAGGTGTTTTTATGTTACGTACTTTTTCTTCATCAACTTTGAGACCACGCAACATCATACTCATTGCAGGTTTTAAACTGTTTAATTCAAACTGGTATGTGCCCCTTGTATCTTCATCTAGTTCTTCACTAATCTTTGTCCATATCTCATGAGTAAGAGTACAATCCAATGCACAGTATACCCAATTCATTTGGTCTTTTGAAAGATCGTGTTTGCCTATCTCTGTATTTTTTATTATTCGCATAGTTCACCTGCAATAGCTGAATAACCTACCATATCAATATATGTATCAGCACTAGGTGTTCCTTGTTGCAGTCGTGCTACTTTTAATAATAGCATACAGATAGCTACATCATGAGCAGATATGTCTTTCTTAAGATAAGCACTCCAAAATTTAGCTATGTTCTCATGATTTAGTTTTTTGTTTCCGTATTCTTTTTCTCTGTCGCCACTCAATAGCTCTTTTGCTTTCTTCAAATTTTCGTTTATAGTTACTGCCATATACCCTCTCCATTAGTTTGTTAATCTCAGTTCTTGTTCTTCTCGAATCTAAATCAGCCAAATCACAAACTGATTCAAAGTCTTCTTCATCTTTCTCTAACCATTGCCATGAATACACATGTGCCTTTTTGTCTTCTTTACCATTACCTTCATACAATAAATCTTGTAGAAGTTGGTCTAAAACTGCTCGCCATAATCTTATATGAGATTCAGATGCATCATCCCATATTGGTGCTATAGGTTTAGCAGAGAAAAAGTTTGGACGTTTCACTATTCATCGGCTTTTGTGCTGTCAGAAAACTTGGCTAAAGTTTTCCATGCACCCTCGTTAGTGTATGTGGAGCCGAGAAATCCAAGACCTTTTTCTAGCTCTGGTTGCAATGAATGTTGTGCGTGCATAGTGTCGTGAATAACTCCCTTAACTTCTATATCTTGCATATACTTTAACCATGACACGTCATATGTCTGGTTCTGTGCAACTTTAACTATAGTCTCATCTTCCAGTAATCGCTTAACCCAAGCCCAAGCTTTCTTCCTGTCTGGTTCTGCCCAATAGTTATATGTAAAAGGCACAACAAGTGCGTGGTTTAAGGAGGGGGCAAACCCAATACAAGTTATCTGCCCACCTGCTGTTTCAATGTCGAATGCTAAAGGCTTGGAGTCATCCAAATCTTTTATGTGTTTAATCTCAAATGTATATAAATCTTCTATGGTTGGTTCTATCCAAAGTTCTCGTTCTTGATAATTAATTTGTTTTGTTCTTGATTCTCTTTTTGCTTTTTTATAATCTGAATATAAGTGATATCTAAATCCATAGTTTTTAAAAACAGCTGACGGACTATAAGAAGGTATAATTTTGTAATTCCTGTCAAGAGAATCAGTAGTAGATTCTATAACAGCACCCCGATACACACCAATCTTATCAAAGCCCGTCAGTGCCCACAATGAAATACTACCCATTGCAATAATTACGTTAGGCTGTGCTTCATTGATTTCATTATACAAACGTTCTAAGTCTTGACCCATCTCCTGTTTGAGGTATCCATAGGTGGTAATCGGATATGGTGTTCTCCACTCAGATTCTTTGCATAAAGCTTTGTACTCATTTCTTTTGTGAAAGAAATTTTGTAAGTTGTCCTGTGCAGGTTTTAATTGAAATGCGTGGGTGAGCATACATGAGTTAATGTCTATGCCAACTTGTTTACAGATTCTGCTGATAATAAAATCACCTGCAAGTATTTTATTCAAACGTACTTCATCTGTCGAAGGATAGTCCATAATGATACAGACCTGTGGTTTGTCTACAAGTTGTGACTTAACTCTTCTGTGTACTGCATACTCACCCATAAGGCTATGCCGCCTTCAGTATTCTAGATACCGAAGCTTGCAGTATGTCCTTGTTTCTGCCAACCATTTCGTGTTTTACAACACCGCTAAATGTTTGACCGATAGATTGCTCTAGTGCTTCACCAAAGCCAACCTTGTCCATGCCCATAGCATTAAACAAGAAAGATTTTAATGAGATAACAGGGTTACCCTGTTTCAGAGCATTCTTTGTTGCCCAGAACTCTAATCTGGTTGGTTCACAGTTTTCCAAATCCCCATCTGTGATATCAGATTCTAAAACTGCTTGAGCCTTTACGTTGATACGTACAATCTCGTTTTGTTTTTCACCAACTTTATCCGAACGATAACTAGTGATTACGAAGTCGTAACTACCTTCTGGTAGCACCTGCGTTTCTGGTATATCGTCTGGATGCATCGATAAAAAGTCATTTATATCTGTCATTATTTACCTCCTGTATTTAAGTTAATGACATTGTCTTCCGACAATTTTTTGCGAGCATTTTTCTGAATAGCTTCAAACAACTTCGCTAAATCTAATGCAACATTAGGCTCAAGTAAACTTGGTGCCGTTACTTTTAAATCCATGCGATGGTCTGAAACTGTTCGTAAGGTTCGCTCTGTTCCCTTACTAGTTGTTCTAGTATCTATTCTGCACACGCAATTAAAATACCTACCCAACTTGGTAGATAGTTTAGACCCGACACTAGTAGGGTATGCTTTCGAGACCCCTGTCTCTCCTTCCATGTATTGCATGTGCGTAGTAACAACTACGTTACATGGAACTTCTGAACCTGTTATATATTGTATAATGTTCTGAACATCACGAGCGGCTGTGCCCCACTCTGGCTGACTAGCTTGTTCAGTAGGCTTCTTGTTATTAAACACAAGTGCCCCCCTTAAAGCTGTTTCACCCATCAATGTTAAGCTGTCAATAACTAGAACATCTTTTGATGTCCACTTACTAACAGGCCCATAGTCTTCGTCTCCGTCTCTCCAATTACCAATTAAGTTAGCACCTTTACGAAAGGCTTCTGCTTTGTTGATTGGGTCTTTTAAAGTTACGAAGCTTACTCTATCCACCGCATCCTTATTTAAGAACTCTGGTAAGATAGCTAACCCATCATCGAAATCTAGTATACGCAAATTATAACCTGCGTTTGCTAAAGTTGCTAGTGTTGCAGTTTTACCTGACCCACTATCTCCGACGAGAAGTAACTTAGTTACATCTACTGATGTATGATTTCTAATACTTGCCATTTTTATCTCCTATATTGTAATAATAGCACACTGACAAAATTTGTCAATAACTATTTTGA